GGCCTTGCCCGCGTGCCACGCCCGGCGGTCATACGGGACGACCGTGTAGACCTTGCCGTCCCGCCCGACGAGCGCGTGGTAGCTGACCTTGCTCTCGCTCGACTGGAGCCACGACAGGCAGCCCTTCTCGTTCGGAGAGGCGTCCGCGTGGAGCACGATGACCTTGACGGCCTGCGCCCCACGCGTGTTGTGGTTGGGGCTCGGGTTCGTGCAACTCACTTTGGCACCCGGTAGGTGCCCGTCTTTCGGTCAATCGCCTTGACGCCCGTGATCACGCCGAACTTCTTGCCGTGCCAGACCGCCGCCCACGATAGCACCAAGCCGAACCCGAGGTTCATCAGCACCTCGCTGGCCGGGGGAACCGTGAGGAGCAACACGTTGAAGAGCGCCCCGGCGACGATAAACGCCAGCCCCGTCCGGATGAGGTGGTAGCTGACCTTGCCGAACTGGTCGATCTGCTTCACGCCGTCGCCAATCTTCGTGAAAAGCATCACATAGAACGCGAGGCCGCCGACGCAGATGAGGCCGTTCGCAAGGAGGTTGAGAGAGCGAATCATTCCTTCGTCTCCGGAAAGATTTTGGCGATGAGCATCTCGACGCCACGCATCCCGAGCACCCCGAGGAGGAACGCCATCCCCGACTGCACGTTCGGGGACGCCGCGATGCCCGTGACCTCAAAGACCACCGGGGTCAGGAAGTAGGCGCTCGACGTGCCCGCCGAGATCGCCAGTAGGTTGTCGCGGAGGTTGGAGTGGTTCGCCTTCCCCACCGCCACCAGCGAGCCAAAGAAGCCCGCCACCAAGAGCATTACGCTCGACTTATCCTGCGCCATCAGAACCCCCCGGTCGGTTATGTCATCCTGTCAAATATATATGCAACGTGTCAAGCGTTCCAACCAGTCACGGGGAACGCCCTATCGTCGATGCGCTCCTTGACGACCTTGAACACCGCGTCGTAGCCCTTCGCCACCGAGCGCATCCCGTAGAGCCGACGCGCCCGCGACCGCACATCCTTGCGGTCCAAGTCCCGCACCCGGTCGATGGCCTCGAGGAACTGCGCCGTCGTCTGGCAGCGGAACCCCGTGCGGTCCTGCGCCACCGTCTCCGTGAACGCCCCAAACGCGGTCGTGATCGCGGGCGTCCCGCAGAGCGCCGCCTCGACGACCGTCCCGCAGAACGGCTCGACGTAGGCCGACGGCGCGATGATGGCCCGCGCATTGCCCAAGAACGCCGCCCGCTCCGTGGTCAACGGCCCCACGAACGTCACGTTCGACGGCACCTCACCGAACGCGTCCGGATCGCCCTGCCCGGCAATCACGAACGGGATGTTCGGGCGCAACCGGGCGAGCTCCAAGATGCGCGGGAGCCCCTTGCCCTCGGTCAACCGCCCAAGAAAGACGACCGCGTCCCCGCCCCGACCCTCGGGCCACTCGTCCACGTCGTAGCTGTTCGGCACCACAAACTCAAGCCGCCCCGAGGTCTGATGCACCCCGTGCCGCCCCTCCTTCGCCATCGTGCCGTGCCGCACCGCCTCGCTCTCGTACACCCGCCACGGGAGGAGGCAGTCGTAGTAGCCGATCCCGGACTCAATCGCCCCGGCCCCGGCCTTGAGGACCGGCAGGTCACGGATGGCGGACGAGTGCGCGTGACCGAACGGGAGGAGGATGCAGTCGCCCGGCTGGACGTACTCTTTGAGCGCGTCGCGGGCGTAGAGGTTCCATTGCCGATAGACGGGCGAGTCGGCCTTCGCATCGTCGCCGTAAAAGCCCGTGCCGTGCTCGTGGTAGGCGTGACCGAGGAGGGCTTGGTGCTCGTCCTGCTCCATCAGCGTCACATCGACCGACGCCCCGGAGTCCGACCCCGCGACCCCGTAGTGAATGACCTCGTAGCCCAAAGGGCGGAGCATCCGGGGGAGCTTGTAGACCTTCTGCGTGAAGGCGCAATGCGCGAACGCTTGAGTCGTGACGGTGTGGGGGATCGACAGCAAGTGGAGCCGCATACTACCTCGATGGAGGAAGGTGAGAAAAAGAAACTTATGCCGACGCCTGCCACGGCGCAGGCAACGTGACCTGCGACGGGTGAATCTGTTGCTCAATCTGCGCGGCGAGGTTCGCCTGTAGCTGGGCGATTCGTTCCGGTCCCATCGCGGCGACCATCCAGCCCTCGACAATCTCGGGCGTCAAGTCAGCGAACGGAACAAACGGGTCGCCCTCCGTATAGGCGACGGACTGCGTTGAGTAATCGACCGCCGTATGTCCGGCATCGTCCGAGGCGTTGTATCGCCAATGCACCGTAAACACGACATCGACATAGCCGTCCTGATCGGGATAGCAGTCAAAGGCGGGGAAATCCCACGTATAGGTCAGGCTCATCGGTTCTCCAGTTGGGCCATCATTGTCATTTGTCATAAGTCAGTACGGGAAGGGTGGATAGGCGTACAATGGGGAATATGGCACCTGCGTTCCGTTTGCATATGCTCGCAAGCGAAAGTATGTATCGTCAAGGGACGTAAATCCCGGCAATCCTTCAACGCTGTCGATGATTTGCGTCGTACTAGTGCCAGACAAATACTGAAACTGATTGTACGTTGCGCCGTAATCGAAGCTGTAATCCAAATACGTGTCGGTTACGTTCAGACTCGTACCACTGATGTATGACCACGACGCATTAAACCCGCCGTAGATAGGGTCTGTCGTACCCAAGACGACAAATGATGTAATGTTTGGTGCCGTCGCTGCGTGATTGTAGCTGTACCACGCCGTCATCAAATATGGTGCGTAGTTCTGTGGCTTGGGGACAGCCCACGGATTGATAGCAACAACACCACCCGTCGCTAAATCTAACATCGACGCATTGGTGTATGACGGCACACCAAGTTCGATGCGTATGTCATTGATAGAAATAGTGCCGCTTGCCGGAAGCGTCATTGCCGAGACTCCACAATGTCCGCAAGCTCCTTGACGGCCTCAATAAGCAACGAAACGATGTTGCCATATGCGACGTGCTTCATTCCTGCGCCATTTTCTCCGACCACTTCCGGCAGTACGGCTTCAATCTCCTGTGCGATGACACCAGCGTAACGCTGTGCTGAATCGTGTGTATCCGTTCGCGTAAACGTTACGCCGCGAATAGCGCGAACCTTTGCTAATGCATTGCCAATGACTTCAATGTTTGCCTTTACTCGCGCATCAGAATATGCCGTAACATTCTGCGTTGCAAGAATATTTCCACTTACGTGCAACCGCTCGCTCGGACTCGTCGTGCCGATGCCGACGTTGTTGCTTGAGTTTACGAAGATTCCAGTACCAGAGGCTCCGCCTCGTATGAGCACTCCTTTAGACGCTACGGAACCGAGTATGGCACCACCCTGCCCGTTTCCGAGGTCGCTTGACCAACTCAAAATCCCTTCAGAAGAAAGGAAAAGCGTATCTCGAAACGTGGTCGTTCCGTTTATGTCTAACCGTGTCGCCGGACTCGCCGTTCCAATCCCGACGTTGCCGTTGGACACGATACGCATACGCTCGCTCCCAAGCGGCGTCGTCGTCGTTGCCCCGGTAAGCATCACGATGCTCGTCGCCGCGTTCAGCAGTCCCGTGCCGCCGCCAATCCGCACTTCGTTGCTAGAGGCGTCGGCGTCGCCCATCAGGATTGCAAACGGCAATGAGGCGTTCGTGTAGTGATACGCGCCGATGCGGAAGTTTTTCCGTGTCGCGTTGGTTCGAGTAGATCCGCCGTCGGTCGCGCCAAGCAGGATGGTCGGCTTACCGGGAGTTCCGGACCACGGAATATCGACCTGCCCTTCCGGAGAGCTGGTCGCTACTCCGACATTCCCAAACTCGCTGATAAACAGCCGAGATGAGGCGTAAGTCTGAAAGTCAATACCGAGTGACCCCGTTGTGCGCGTCGTGTTAGCCGCATCCGTTGTAGCGCGAATCACCAACGTCTTGCTGTTAGCCGGATTCGAGAAACTGACAATGCCGTTCGCCGTAGGATAGCTCGGCCCGCCGCAGTCAATATCAATCCGCTGATCCGCACTCCGCGTCGCGCGGAGCAAGTAGGTGCCGTTGATATATCCAGCCGAATCCAACGTGTAGGCTGGTGACGCGGTGCCTACGCCCACGCGGTTGTTCGTGCTATCAACCTTGAGCGTGTTCGTATCCACCGTCAGGTCGCCGCTCACCGTCAGCGAGGACAGGGCGCTCACCGCACCGCCAAACCGTACCTGCCCAGTCCCGGTGTAGAGCGCGTAGTTTGTCGTACCGCCAGTTACGTCACCAATCTGAATACCATACTTCGTGGTCGCGGCGTGTGACGATGCTCCGATAAACACGCTATAAGCGTTCGTAACCGTCTGCCCCGCGCCAAGGGTATGCGGCTGAACATTGACGCCGATGACGTTTGTCGTGGTATAGGTTCCCGCCGCGCCAATCGTCGCTACAAAGACGCCGTGCATTCCGGACGTTGCCGCTACGGGGAACGTGGCCTGCACCAGCGCGGAATACTGATTGACGCCCGTTCCGACCATTGTGCCACGCACATATAACTGCGCGTTAGCGGACACCGCGCCGCCGACTGCCGCATAACTCGACGCCGAGAACGTCGAACTCGTCGAGAGCGCATTCGTAACGGCGAGGGAGCCCGGGATCGAGACCGCATCCGTCGCGCCACGCGCAACCTGTATCGCCCACTTTGACGCGGTGCGGTCGTACAGGCCCCACGACGTTGCCGCGCCATTAAGTACAATCTCGACGCCGCCAGTTGCTACGCTATTCGTGAGCCGGAACCGCTGTTCTTGCGTGACCGCCGCCGTTGTGCCGAGCGTCAGCGTTCCTACCGCGTCGCCCGTGTTAAACAACGTGCTGGCACCGCTTACCGTAAGGCCGGTCAGCGTTCCGACCGAGGTCAGGCTAGAGTTAACGACATTCGAGGCAAGTGTTGTGCCGGTCAGGCTTCCGGCAGGGGCCGCACCATTTAGGGTCGCCGTAATCGTTCCGGCGGAAAAGTTGCCCGAGGCGTCACGCGCAACGACCTTGCTGGCCGTGTTCGTCGTCGTCGCATCGACCGTCGTGGTGACGTTCGCCGATCCGTTGTAGCTCCCACCCGTCAGGTAGGAGCCGAGCGTCAACGTGCCCGTCGTAGCCGTCGCCGAGGCTGCCGGGGCGCTAAACGTCTGCCCGCTCGTCGGCGCGACCAACTGCTCATCCAAGACGTCCGTGTCTTGGTATTGTAGGTAGTACTGCGTCGGCATCGCGGTATCGACGCTGACCTCAAAGACCCACGACTGCCCCGCCGTCGAATCCCACGTCGCCTTCCACCCGTCGGCAGTCTTGGTGCCGCTCGTTACCACGTTGGTCGCCGTGGTCCCGTTCTGGTCCTTGACCGAGGCCGCAATCACCTGCGTGGTAAACGTCTGCTGTGTATTGTCGTCGCCGTCCTCGTCGAGCGTGGAGTTGCCACGATCGAAATAGAACCGCCACCAAACCTCGTACTTGCTGCTGCCCGCGTTGTAGCCCTGCTTCTGCACCTTGATGATGGGCTTGTTCTGCCCGTAGTTCTGCGGCCACTCGGTCACGCCATTCAGGATATAGGACAGACCGCCTTCGCCGTCCGCACCATACACGCGCCACTCAACCTCGTAGATGTACGACGTGTTGTTGAGCGTTACATCGGCCTGCATATAGGTCAGATCGGTGCGTCGATACAGCGGCCCTGACCACGCGGTCCACGCCCCCCACGTTTTTTTGATTCGCTCGCGACTGCGGTACTCGTAATAAACAATCCGGCTTTGCACATCCGTGTATTGCAGCCGCACAAGCAACTGCTTGAGAAATGGGCCAGCATCGTCGTACAATGACGTCGGCGTAATAATCGCCGCCGCTGCCGATGGGCGCGTGATGCTACTGGGCACCCCGGTTGCCACCGCCTGCAAACCAGCGTAGACGGTGCTACCGACAGAGATGAATAGCCGTTGCGGGATCGGGTTAGAATCGGCCTTCCCCGGCGTTCGATGTTTGATGCGATACCAATACTTTGTGCCGTCTTTCGGCAGGTAGTCGACGTAGGTCTCTGCGGTTGCTGGCAGGACCGCAATCTCGGCATAGGTGCCGGGATAGTCTGTCGCTCCAGAGGTCAGGTTCGGCGCACGTTCGACAACGATGCTTGATGCACCAACCGACGCATATAGCCCGAGCACCACGCCCTGCGGCACGTTGACATCGTTGACGCCATCGACGATGACAAGACCCGCTGGCACATCCGCCGTGCCCGTCGTAACGCCAGCCGTCGTGAACGTTGCCGTCACCGGCGTCATCGCCACGTTCGCCACCCGATCCCGGAACGCGACGCCGACGATGTAGGCCGTGGAGGCCGTCAGCCCCGTCAGCAAGGTCGAGGTCGTGCCCGGTGGCAACGTGTTCACGCGGTACGGCGTCCAGTCGCTCGGGGCCACCGACCCCGGTGCCAC